GGTAAACATAATAAGTATCCCTCTGTTGCTGTTGACGTGGCTCCTTATCCTATTGATTGGAGTGACCGTGATAGGTTCCATTACTTTGGTGGCTTTGTTCTCGGAGTGGCGAAACAGATGGGTATGAGGGTCAGATGGGGTGGCGACTGGGATATGGACACCCAAACGAAAGACAACAAGTTTGACGACTTGGTTCACTTTGAAATAAAAGAGTAATGCCTAAGCAGTTCAAAACATACACTAGGTTTGACGGTGGTTTAAATACTAAGACCAATGCTCGCTCTATTAAGGACAATGAGCTCTCTGACATTAAGAATGCTATAGTAGATGAGTTTGGACAGATACAGTCTTGTGGAAAAATAACTGATAATACAAGTGATTATGCAGCACCCAATGTTGATGCTTCAGTTGCTGGTTATGGGTTGTTTCAAGGGACTTTTGATTATAATAATGGCGGTACCAACGCAGCAACGGTAAGAACATTTTTAGCAGACACGGATGATACTTCGGATACCAGAATAGACATCTATGATGCTGGCGGGTCTTGGGCTGCCGATGCAATAGACTTGGGTTCCACCGCTGGCGGTGCGGTGATATACGATGTAGCAGACGGCGCTGTGAGGGTATGTGATACTAATTTTGGGGCTGGGAACGCGGTAAAATGGTATGGTTATATCAGTAAAAAACTTTGGTTAGATTCAAGCGGTACACAATTAAATGTTGGTGGCGGTAGTGTACAAAATGTAACAGGTTGGAAAACAGATAGTGCACCTCCTCTGCCACCTTTTAATGGAACTACTGGGACTGGAATAGTTGCCGCTGTCTTGACTAAAGAGAAGGGTTTAGTGTTTACAAGCGCAGGAAGCCCCAGTACGACTTTAACTGTTGGAGGAACAACTTTTGCCACCACCTATGATACTCAATTTGATAGCGGTTTATACGTAGCTATTAATGAAGACGGTAGTGAGGTGCAAGGGATTGCATCGAGAACAAACACTACTACTCTTATTTTGGAATCTGCAGAGGCGTGGGGTGTTGGCGCAGATGTGACTGGTTATATTGCCCCAGACGCTGGGTTAGGTTTTAATCTGGAAGTTGTACCAACTAGTGCTGGTTCGTTTACTGCCGCTACATATGAATTTGCTCAGACATTCATTTATGACGGAAATCAAGAATCCTTACCTACTACTATGACGGGTACTATCGCCGTAGCAGCAAGTAAATATTTAGGTTGTACGGTTATTGCATCCCATGGATATGCGGATAGAGTAACTGGTGGAAGAATCTATTGCAGAGATAGTACATTAAAAGGAGAATGGGAACTGCTTGTTGATATCTCTTTAACAGATGGATGCAGGAGCAGTTTGGAGGCTGATTATAACGGTTGGGATGTTATGTATTCGCAGTCTGCCTATCTTATTGGTGGAGCAGCTGTCGGTGTTAATAGCTCTGATACTTATGCCTCCTTGAATGGGTATTCCTCAGACCTTTCAACAGCATCGGTTGGTGCAGCTGGGGAGGGTTATAAAACCAGCGTTGTCACTAACAGAAGAAAGTTTATAGCCAATGTAAAGTCTATAAATGCAAATGGTCAAACTGAGCTTTCGGCTGACAAGTTGCTGTATAGTGAGATAAACAAATTTGATACATTTCCGGTTACTAATTTTATAGAGATAGGTATAAACGATGGTGAAGACTTTATTAAGTTAGAATCCTTTGCAGACCGTATCTTAGCTTTCAAACAAAAGACTCTTTATATAATCAACGTAGGTGGTGGTTCTGACACTCAATGGTTTTTGGAGAGTGAGCATAAAAATATGGGTGCCCCCTTCCATGCTGCTGTTGTTAAGACGGATTTTGGTGTGGCTTGGGCGAATAAACAGGGTTTATTCTTTTATGATGGTTCAAAGATTACCAATCTACAGAAGAAGATATTGGAGTCCACTTGGAAGTCCTTTGTCAACGCAGATACCATGGTTGGGTTTGAGCCAGTTAATAAACATTTAGTCGTTATGAGAGACGCAGCTGCTTCCGGTGGTACGAGCGGTGATGCGTATGTATATAGTTTTACAACGAATAGTTTTACATTTATTGAGGACTTGGCAGACAACGCAATCAAGACAAACATTATTACAGACGCCTACAATCAAATGACATTAGGTATTGGCACTGATGAGCTGGAGTCTTACGATGGAGAACCGGATTCTGGTGCGACATTTGATATCACGTTAAAAGATGACGATTTCGGACTACCAAATACGGTTAAAAAGATTTATGGTATTACTCTTGAATATGCAAGTAATGCTTCTAACTTAAGTGCGATTAATTATGTTTACGTAAATGATAGTGGGACAAGACAGGGCTCTTCCACCTCCGGTTTATCCAGCTCTACAGTAGCGTCTACAAGCGCAGATTTAGATGTTAATAGATATACATTTGATACTCCATTGCTTGCCTCCTCTTTCCAGCTAAGATTGGACTTAAATGGAACCAGCCTTCAAACAATAAATAATATTGGGATAGAGTACAGACCTATATATAAGAGGGTAACATAATGCCCATTGATAGGGAAAAAAGATTTTTATACAATGCGAAGAAAGTAGACTCCAAGATTCAAATAGGCTTTCCAGCCAGTGCTTCTGGCAACAACGGTGAAGAGAGAATGGTAAAAACACCCGATGGAAAGTTAAGGCTCTATAGAAAAGAGCTTGGCGCTTGGTATTACTTAGAATTTACAAGGACATAATCATGGCAAACAGTTTAATGGAATTATATGGCGGTGGTTTATTAGGGCCATCTAACAATTATCAATTAGGTGGAAGGATAGCTTCCGCAAAAAGACAGAGTGAATACCAAGGCGAAGTGCGAAGATTAGAACAGGCGGCTGAGCGGGCGGCTAAAAGACAAAGGCGTGCTAGTGGATTGGGTAGCATTTTAAGTACAGTTGGTAGCATTGCTGGCTCGTTTATACCTATACCGGGAGTGGGAACGGCAGTGGGTAGTGCGATTGGTACGGCTATTGGCTCTGGTCTTGGAAGGTTGGCGGGAGAAAGCACTTACAAGGGTACAAAAGTAGAGGGTGGAAAATACGCTCAACAATCAAGAAAAGATATACAGGGTGCCTCAGACGATTTTAGAAAAAGCATGGGTGAAAGAGCCTTGGTTGGTGGTCTAAAATCTGGTCTTATGAAGTTTGCATCGACGGGTGGAGCTGACTATTTAAAAGCAAAATTTGACCCGCAATTCGCCAAGCTCCCAAAAGCGGACATTGCTAAGTTAGAACAAATTGAGGGTGGAATAGGATTTGAGACTCCTCAGGTCGAGGCTCTTTTTGATACAGATTCTATTGCCGCTCAAGAGCTTGGAGCAAGGGAAGCTTTAAGAGGTAGGGCATCAGCTTTTGTAGACCCATCTTCGTATACTCCTTTTGAAGATATGCCTTTATCTGATATTCCAGCTACCCAATTAGGTGATTTTTCAAATATTGGGCTCCCATATCAGCCCCCACCTGATGCTTATGGCCCATTTCTTGGTGGGTATCAAAGTGAAAGCCGATATGGCCCATTTCTTGGTGGGTATCAAAGTGAAAGCCGATATGGCCCATTTCTTGGTGGGTATCAAAGTGAAAGCCGATATGGCCCATTTCTTGAGGGATATAGAAAGCGTGGTGGTCTAATTAACTATATGGCACCAATGATGCAGGGCGGTGGAAGAGTAGGAACAGAATATGACCCCAATAGACCACAGCAGCAGCAACAGCAACAAACAAACCCATACGGTCAGCAAATGTTTGGAAGTAACAATCCGGTGTTTGGGCCCGGAACAGATTGGTCTGGCTTGCCCATTGGTGGGGTGACGGGGGGTGGAGCTGGTGGAGCAGGCGGCGGTGGTGGAGCGGGTGGAGCACAGACTCCATATGGTCGCGGAATTAATACCGCATATGGTACGGCAACTGATGTGGGAGGAGCTTTGACCCAAATGGGTATGGAAGACGTTATGAATGACCCTAGGTTCGCCCAGTATGCGGGTGACCTACCCCAATTTGGTATGGGCTACGCACAGCAAGTAGGTGACATATACACAGGTGGGAAGCAAGCAACTCGCGCTATCAGGGGAGGGGCTAGAACAGCCGCAGGCCAAAGAGGTTTTGGTCGTAGCGGAATTGGTAGTCAACAATTACAAAGTTCTATGACTGGCTTATATACTGATATAGATAGACAAAGACGTGGAGTGGTTGAAGGTTATCAAGCCGACTTACTTAGCGGCATCCGCGACATTGAACAAAAGGGTGAGTTTGAATTTGGAGCTGCCGCAAGTGCCGAGAAGATTTCCCAACTACAAGAGTTGGTGGCCGCAGGTGGTGTAAGAGGACGGGCCGCGGCGTCCATGTTGGAGCAGTTACAACAACAGGGTTTATATAATCCAACTGGATAGAATATTATAATTAGAGGTGAATAGAAATGGCAACTAGATATCAACTTGGAGATGTATTACTCCCCGAAGCTGAGAACTTGGCAATCGCTCTCCCAAGGATAATAGCACAGAGCAAGGCAAACCAGCTAGACGAGCGTAGACTGAATCAAGAGAGTAGACGAATTGGAATAGCCGAAAGTAGGATAGAAGAAGCCCTTGCCTTCCGAGACAAGCAGGCTAGAATCTCTCAGCAGAACTACCTTCAGCAACAGGACTTTCAAAAATCACAAGCTGAGGAAAGGACAATGAATAGTATGTTGAGTTTGGCAAAAACCCCCTCTCAGCAAGCTATGATATATAATCAATATGGTAAGTATGAGATGGCTGCCGCCGTGAAAACCGAAGGTGATAAAGTCGAAGACCAAGATAATACTGTAAAGAATTACTGGTCTGAATCATTGGGTTCTTCACCTAAAGATGTTGTAATAGCAGGAAAAAGCGCTCTTGCTAACATAGATTTAACTCACGCAAACTATTCAAGTATTGCCGAAAGAACACATAAAGCTTATCAAGAATCGTTAAATCAATATCAAGATATGTTGAAAGACCCAAGATATAAGCTTCAATACGATGTTTTGTTATCAAGGGCAAAAATGCCAAACGCTGATATTCAAGGAATATTTGACCAATTAGATACAATGGCTGAAAGGTATGAAGCACAAAGATATGGTCAGTCTGAGGATGAAGGCGACAAATCTGGAAAAGGAAAAACAATAGACGAACAAGCTGACGAACTTGTTTCTAGTTTGTTAACTGGGGATGCTTTCACACCCGAAGGTGCTTTAGACTTTGACCCAGAAACGCAAGCCGGTATTAGAGAAATAGCATCTGGAGTTGAGTCAACATCTAAAGTTAACATTGGTACTTTACTAAGTTCTATTTCAAAATTAGAAAATAGAAAAGATATATTAGATAGGACAGCAGCGCTTAGGCCATTAACCAAGGGTCAGGTGAAAGAATCAGAACAAATTAGTGCTACACTAAAAGCTTCAAAAGAAGAACTTGCCAAGCAAAGAAGCTATTTAGGCGCATCAAGGAGAGAGACACAGCCATACAAACCTTTCTCTGGGCTCAAGGCACTATAGTATAATAAAAGAAGAGATAGGCTTTCTACAATGGAATTCCATTAAGAGGGTAATAAAATTAATATTAATATTATTAAATGCCTCAATATAGTATAACAAAAGAAGAGATAGACTTTCTACAATCTCTTGGTTCGGGGCAATCCAGTAAAGATGAATCACTCTATGGATTCATACCGGGAGAGTGGCTTCCTAATTGGGTTAAACAAGGTTATAATCAAAGTATAGAGGGGTTAGCCCAACAGGTGGTTAGGGGTAACCCTGTATTTACTTTAGACCAAGACTATGACCCGAGCATGATAGAAGATATAGGAGCTACAGTCCTTAGCTTCTTAACCCCTACAGATATTGCAGCAATGGCTTTGGGCGGTGGAGTTGGTGGATTAGCCCTAAAAGCCTCTACCAAAAGAGCAGTATCCCAGTTAGTTAAATCTGGGTTAAAGAAAGAACTTGCCGAAGTAAGTGTATCTAAAGCCTCCGCAAAAGTATTAAATCGAGCCAGAGCTAAAGCGGTTACAGGAGCCACTAGCTTAGGTTTTTATTCTGGTCTACAATCAGCGTTAGGCCAACAGGTAACTGACGAAGATATTAGTTTTACTACAACACTAAAAGACGCCGCAATAGGCGCAGGTCTTGGTGCGGGCGTTGGAGCTTTGGGTATCGTCTCTAAAAGCGCGGCGCTTCAAAGAGGATTAGGCCCAAGACAAGCTACGCTTGTTGAGAAGGGTGCGGAGACGGCATTCTTTGGTACCGCAAGTCCCCTCATCGAAGGCGAACTCCCCACCCTTGATTCTTATATACACGCTGCCGGAGTTATAGGTGGCTTATCTTTAAGTAAAGCAGCTCAAAAAAAACTATTCAAATCTAAAGCGAAACAATTAGAAGGTGATGAGCTTGAAGCTATTTACAGAGAGAACGCTGAGGCTAGGCAAAACAGATTACAGCCCAGAAGGCTAAGACAAGAAATATATACAGATGGAACAAAAAATGTTAAGATATTAACTGATTGGGTAAACGCCGAAAGAAAAGAAACTATATTAAAAGTTATGGAGGTTAACAAGGACGGAACTGACGGCAAGTCTTTTGCTATCCCTAAAAAAGACTTTTTTAAATCAACACAAGAAGGCGGTTATAGGCTAAAGGTCACTAAAGACGGGAAAGATGTAGACGCTTTAATTCGGGACAAGTCTTTCCATATTAAGGATGAATTAAAAATAGACGATGCTGAATATAGAGGTATGATTAATGAGGTTGCTGGTGAAGTTTTTCCTGAAAAATTAAGTACCACCCCGAGCAAAGCGAAGAAAAAAATAAAAAGCACAAATTATGATGAGATAACTGGTAATTACGAAGCGAGAGAAAGGCTTCTTAGGCAATTAGAAAAAAGACAAGCTGTTAAAAATGAAATTGCAGATTATAAAAAGATAGGGATTCCTATTTACGAAGCTTCTGGGGAATCATTTTTTAAAAAGTGGTTACCTCCTGCCGTGTATAATGTTTTAACGAGTTTAAAACCTGTTGATATCAGAGTTAAAAACCCAAGGTACCAGCCTTTGACTACAGAAATAAAAGGAGATTATTTTACAATGTCTGCTAGGCAGGCTGAGATAACCCAGCAGCTTTGGTATGCTTT